GGGAAGAAGAAAGTTAGATCGGCTCCGGGTTCACCTCCGAGGAGTCAGATCGGGACGCTGAAGCGGGGAATCAGGTTCGGGTTCGATCGGGTGGCCGAGTCGGTGGTGATCGGGCCGGTCGTCTTCCCGGAAGCGAAGGGCGGGGCGAAGGCTCTTGAGGCTCTGGAATACGGCGGCGGGTCGATCACGTTCGACGAGATCAGGACGTTCCAGTCCGGACGGGATAAGCGGGGCCGATTCCGGAAGGCGATCAGACAGAGGACAGGCCGGAGACTCACGAAGCGGATCGCGGCGCGGCCGTTCATGATGCCGGCCTTCGAGGAAGAGAAGCAGAATATCTCCAACATCTGGAAAGCGGCAAATCCCTAACACGCTTCAACGGGCAAGGTTGAGCAATGATCGGAAAACGCTTTATGGCTGGCTTCGCGGAATACAAGGATCGGGTTCTGATGGCTCTTGTCGGTCTGCTTTGCACGGGCGGAGTGGGGTGGTGCGGTTGGATCACGGCGAAGGCTTCCGAGATCATCCCGGCGGACGAGATCCGGCAGCTCATCAGGACGGATTCTCCGTACGTTGTGGATCGGAAGACGATCGGGATTCAGCTCGAAGAAATGAAGCGGTCGGACGAAAAGCTGGGGATGGTGATCGACCGAAACACGGAGGCGATCAACGCGCTCCGGGTCGAAATTGCGAGAGGTAACAACAACTAAGGGGGGAAGAAATGGGAATGCTGTTCGCGGTTGTGTTGGTGCTGGTCACGGCTCAGGCCGAGGCTCAAATTGTGCGGGTGACGTCGACTTCTGAGGGGCAGCAGGTATGCCGGGTCGTCAACGGGCGGCGGGAGTGTGAGACGGTCAGGACGGTCGAATATGGGACGGGGGTCATCGTCGGTCGGGATCGAGCCTTCGACTACGTTCTGACGGCGAAGCACGTTCTGAGCTACGGCCGGGCTGAGGTACACGGCAAGCCGGCCGAGGTCGTGGCGAAGCACGACTCCGAGGACCTGGCGATCCTGCGGACGGCTCCGACGACTTACGACGTGGCGACGATCGGCGACGACGGGCCTGACGGTCTGGCCGTCTACCTCGACGGGCTCGGTCCTGACTCGGGCAAGTCTGACGCGAAGGGCTATCGACGCGGCCGGGGTCAGATCCTCAGCGCGGGGATCGTCAGCTCTCCGTCGAGGCAGGGGGACTCAGGCGGCGCGATTGCGATCGGTTCCCGGCTCTACGGGATCATTACGGCGACGAGCGAGACTCAGACGGTATTTGTCCCGGTCTCGATCTGTCGGCCGTTCTGCGCTCGCTGGGGCGTTCCCTGCCGGCCTCCGGCTTCGGGGCGGGTGGCTCCTCTGCCGGTGCCTCCGCCTCGGGACATCCCGGACAGGCAGAAGGTCCAGCGGATTGAGCATCTTGAAGCCGAGCTCGTCGCGTTAAAAAAACGGCTCGACAATTTTAAGCCGGACCATTCTGCTGATGTCAGCAAAAAGGTTGACAGGCTGGCAGGTGGGATCGAGAAGCTGACTCAGACGATCACGGTCGTCGAATCACGGCTCCGGAAGGTCGAGGGTCGACCGGAGACTCCGGTCGTAGATATTGCGGCTCTGGAAGGGCGGCTTGAATATCTGAAGCGACAGGCCGAGCGGCCGGTCGAAGTCTGGATTGAGACGATCGAGGGGAAGACGGTTGCGAAACGGTCCTATCCTCGGGGCTCTCCGATCCGACTTCGATTCCATGAGAAGCTTCTAACAGGGGAAGGCGGGAAGAAATGAGCGAACTAAACCCGACGGTTTCGGTGGTTCTCGATCAGGGCTTTGCCGAACGGTCGGAGCTGATTCGACAGGCGGCGATTCGAGGAAACTCCTCGGCGACGTTCATTCAGGAGCAAGCGCAAATGGGCTTCCTGAATTCGTCTCAGCTCATCGGAGCTCTGGCGGCGACTCGACTTGAGAAGGACGGGACGGCGAACGCAATCCTTCAACAGCGAGCGGCGGCTGGTCAGCCTGGCAACGCTCCGGCGGGTTAACAGATGACAGGCTTCGTCGAACGAGTAAACGCTTCCCGTCGAGAATTCCTCGACGGGGAGCTTCGTCGGCTTGAGAGGCCAGTAGGTTCAGCTCTTCGGGAAGGGGGAGATGATGACGGAGACAACGGAGACAAGAGAGTCATCGAGCGGGCCGGCTTATCTGAAGGCGATCGAGGGGATCAGGCTTCAGCATCAACAGTCAGTAGCGGATCAGATGGCGGCTCAGGCGAAACACAATGAGGAATTACGGCGAGCGATCAACGCGGAGGCGGTGCCGGGATTGAGTGGAGAGGGGGAAGAGGTGGGTTCAACACTGACGATCGACTCTCCGACAACGGTTCACAACTACGGGACGGCTGCAAAGGACGAAGACGCCTCGAAGGCAAACCGGAAGACACTCGGGACAATTGCGAAGCTGGCGATCGGAGCCGGCCTGATTGCGACGGGTGCCGGGATTCCATTCGGGGCAGGGATAATCGGAGACGCTCTCCTCTCGTCGAGGAAAGCGGATCCGGAGCCGGCTCAGCCGGGTGAGGCGATCCGATATCTCCTCGACCTGGGCGAGCCGATTGAGTGAGAGAAGAGAGACTTCGAGACTCTCTCAGGAGAAGCTGAAATGGCGATTACCGGGCTCACCTGTGAGCTGAATCGGAACACGGGGACTTACGCAACTCCCGTTTGGGATGCGATCGGGCTGACGAAGGACGTCACTCTCAATCTGGAAGCGGCATCGGCTGACGCCTCTTCGCGGGGCTCGGGCGGCTGGCGTGAGTATGTGCAGGGCCTGAAGGACTCCTCGATTGAATTCGAGATGGTCTACGATCCTGCGGACGCTGACTTCACTGCGATTCAGGGGGCGTTCTTCAACGGGACGACTCTCAACGTCGTGGCTCTCGACGGGCCGAGCGGTACGTCTGGCTCTCAGGGCCTGCGGATGACTTGCGTCGTCGAGAACTTCTCTCGGTCGGAGCCTCTCGAAGAGGCGGTGACGGTCTCGGTTGTTCTGAAGCCTACTCCGAACACGGACTCTCCTCCGGAGTGGTTCACAGTTCCTTAATAGTTCCGGCCGTCGGTCGGGTTTTTCTTTAATCAATCTGGGGTAATTCGATGAACGAGAGAGAGATTCTTCTCGCTGGCTGCAAGGCTCGGGGCAACGCTTGCGGAGCGGTGGCAGTTCGGCGCGACGACGTCAAGGCGGCTCTCGGAGACGCGGCGGCAGTGGTGCTGGCAAAGGAGATAAATCCGGCAGTCGGCAAGCCGTCGACGGAGTACGTCAACATCCCGAGAGGGCTGCTGATCAAAGCTCTTGAGAAGGCTTCTCCGGCTTCGGTCTGAAGTCGGTTTCTTTAATACACGGCCGAGTCGATTACGGGATCGGCTCGGCCGTTTTTTCATGAGGGGAAGGTATGAGCGAGGAACTGAGGCCGACGGCTTTCGTCGACGGCGAGGGGCGGAAGTGGGTCTTCTCTGTCACGGGCGGATCGGTGCGGGCAGTGAAGAAGGCAACGGGGGTGAATCTCTTCGAGGCAATCGAGGCGGGGTCGACGGTCATCGATCAGATTACTTCCGATCCGGTGCTGTTCTTCGAGGTGGTGGTCTGTCTTCTTGATCGTCAGCTCAGAGACAAAGGAGTATCAGAGGAAGAATTCGGGGACGCTCTGAATTCCGAGGAAGTGGTCGTCGAGGCTTCGCGTCAACTGATTGAGGCGATCCTTGATTTTTTCCCAGCGGAGCGGAGCCGGCCTCTCCGTCGGGCTCTGGCGAGATTGTGGGGAGCGACGGAGAAGGCGGCGGCGGTGCAGACTCAGGCGGCGATCGAGAGGATGGAGAAGACGGACTTCGACGCGCTGGCTCAGGAGATCGTCAGCGGGAAGAGCTGAACGCGGAGAGGATATTTCTTCAGATGGCCGGGTTCGTCGGTGTGGTGCCGTGGTCGTTGAGTCTGGCTGATCTGGTGGAGATGAACGAAGGACGGGATCGGGGGCTGTGGTGGCATACTGCTTCGGTGGAAGCGATGGTGGCAAACACGGTCAGGGATCCGAAGAAGCGGCGGAAGCCGTGGTCGGCGATTGACTTTCACGTCTACGAGATTTCAGATCGGCAGCGGCGGGCGAAGGCGAAACACGGGAAGCTAGATATCTCGATTCTGAAGGCCGTCTTCGTTGACGGGCTCTCGAAGGATCAGGTCAGCGAAAAGTTCGGAGTCTGAGCATGGCAGGAGCAAAAGGGGTCAGAGCCGGCCGGGCATTCGTCGAGCTCTTCGCTGAGGACTCGAAGCTACGGCGGGGCCTGCGGTCAGCTCAGAAGCGGCTTCAGGGCTTCGCGAAGTTCACGTCCGGGCTCGGGGCTCGGCTTCTGGCCGTCGGCGGTGCTTTGGCTACTCCCTTCGGTCTGGCGATCAAAGCGGCGAGCGATCTCGAAGAGACGATGAATAAGTTCGACGTCGTCTTCGGTGCGAATGCCGAGGAGGTCAAGAAGTGGTCGGACACGTTCGCGGCAGAGGTCGGCCGGTCGAAGACTTCGATCGCAAGCTTCCTTGCCGAGTCTCAGGATTTGCTCGTTCCGGTGGGAGTCGATCCGGCGGTCGCTCAGGAAGCCTCGAAGACGCTGGCGGGTCTGGCTGTCGATCTGGCTTCGTTCAACAATAAGTCTGACTCGGACGTCTTCCGGGATCTCACGGCGGCTCTGACGGGGAGCTCCGAGACGGTCAAAAAGTACGGGGTCGTGGTATCGGCGGCGGCGGTCAAGGCAAAGTTGCTTGAGGACGGAATCGATCCGAAGAAGGCGACGGAAGCACAGAAGGCGATGGCTCGGCTGGCGATCATCGTCAGAGACACGTCAGCGGCTCAGGGTGACTCTGTCAGAAGCTCTGGATCGTTCGCGAATCAGCTCAAGCGGGTTCAGTCGACGGCGACTGACGCGGCTGCTGAGGTGGGGATAGCTCTCCTTCCGGCGATTGCCGAGATGCTCGAAAAGGTCTCCGGAGTCGTCAAGATTCTGGCGGAGTGGGCGACTGAGAATCAGTCTCTGGTCAAGACGATCGCTCTCGTCGTCGCGGGCATCGTGGCGGCCGGGGTCGGGCTGCTGGTCGTCGGGGCCCTGGCCTCGGCCTTCGCTTCGATCCTCGGTCTGGTCTCGCTGGGCTTCGGTGCAATTGGAACGGTGATCGGTGTCGTCGTCGCGGTGATGGGGGCTCTCGTCTCTCCGATCGGTCTGGTCACGGCTGGGATCGTGGCTCTCCTGGCTTACTTCGTCGACTTCGGCTCGCTGATCGAGGGAGCGACTCAGGCCGGCTCGGCGGCTTTCAGTTCGTTTAAGGACAGGGCTCTCGAATCATGGGGAGCGATCAGAGACGCGGTCGGTGCCGGCGATCTTAAGACGGCTTTCAAGATCGCGGCCCTGTTTCTCAAAGCGGAGTGGGCTCGGGTCGTCTCTTCGATGAGCGGCAAGTGGTCGGAGTTTACGAACTTCTTTCAGACGGTCTGGTCGAACGCGGTCTTCAACGCGGCTTCAGTTATGACGAATCAATGGGCTGAGATTCAGTCGATCGGGGTGAAGACGTGGGACGTGATCGCTGACGCTTTCTCGGTGTTCACGTCCGGGCTTCGTAAGGGCTGGAATTCGACGGTCGGATTCTTTAAGTCGGCGTGGTCGAAGCTGAAGGCAACGGTCACGGGCTCCGAGGACAAGAGCGAAGAGATCAACAAAGCGACGCGGGAAGTCAATCAGCAGGTCGACAGGGATCGAGACAAGGCGATCGTCGAGCGGGAGCAGGAGCGGAAGTCGAGCCTGGCCAGAATCGAGTCTCAGAGGACGGCGGTTCAGAAGGAGCTCAGCTCGCAGCAGGAGACGGCCGACGCGAATCGTGAGGCGGCTCTGACGGCCGAGCTGGCGGAGAATCAACTGGCGATCGACTCGGCGCGGGAAGAGCTGGCGGCATCGATCAAAGCGGCGGCCGATAAGCGGGCGGCCGAGGCGTCAGCTCAGGAGGGCGAGAAGGCGAAGCAGGCGGCAAAGGTCGCTGAGAAGTCGCGGGGGGTGACTCAGAAGGAAGAGAAGACGAAGAGCTCGGTCGAGGGAGCCTTCTCCGTCTTTCAAGCGGTCGCTCTGGGCTCAGGCTCATCGGCTGAGGACAGGACGGCAAAGGCGACGGAAGAGACGGCGAAACACGCAAAGGCGACTGTGCGGGCCGTGAAGGACGCGGCTCCGACGTTCGCTTGAAAGGGTGAGGAATGACAGTCACGCAACGATGGCAGGGTTCGAAGCTCGTCGAGAGCGACTCTCCGACGATCGAATCGGAATACAATGTATTCGGGACTAACGACGAGTTCGTAGCGCAGGCTCAGCTCGACGCGGCCGTCTCGACGATCTTCGGCGGTCTGGTCAAGAAGTCGGTCAGTATCGACGAGCGGCTCGGAGACGAAGCGTGGCTCGGCTCTGTGACGTGGGGCCGGTTCGAACCGAAGGAAGTCGGCGATTCTTCGTTCGCTTTCGACACGGGCGGCGGGACGGCTCATAAGACGATCGGGATTCAGACTCGCTCGTCGACGCCTCATCCTCTCTTGATCCCGGCAGCTCCCGACTTCGAAGGAGCGATCGGGGTGACTGACACGGGGGTCGACGGGGTTGATGTGGTCGTGCCTCAGTATCAGTTCTCCGAGACTCACTTCCTCGACGTTGCGACTGTCTCAGCGGCCTACAAAGCGACGGTCTTCGCGCTCACTGGCGGAGTGAACGACGCGACGTTCAAGGGCTTTGCAGCCGGCGAGGTGCTCTTCCTCGGTGCGGCCGGGACTCTGCGGGATTACGAGACGTGGGAGCTGTCGTACAAATTCGCTGCCTCTCCGAACGCGACGAGCTTCGCTGTCGGGCCGATCACGGTTCCTCTCAAGTACGGCTGGGACTATCTGTGGGTCAGGTATCGAGAAGAAGAAGACGCGACGGCCGGGCATCTGGCCAGACGGCCGATTGCGGCTTACGTTGAGGAAGTCTATCCGGCGGTCGATCTCAGTCTTCTGGGAATCTAAGGGGCTGACATGGCAGAGAAGAAAGCTCCGGGCGATCCGCTGAAGATTCCGGCCTCAGCGTACAACGAGTTCGTTGACGCGGCGGCGGCCCACAAGAGGGCTCTTCTGGCCTCGACTCCGGGGAATAGTCGCGGCCTCGGCAAAGAATCCGGGATCGTCAAGATCAAGAACGTCGGGTCAACCGATCTGAATCAGTTCGAGATCCTTGGGATTACTGACAGTCTCTTCGATCCCGAGAACGCCGATCAGCTTTCTGAATTCAAGAGGAATCCGGTAACGCTGAAGGGGACGCGCCCGAATTGTGATCACGTCGGGAAGTTCGTTGTTTTGCTTGAGCCGGCTCAGGAAGACGTGATCGCGCGGGCCGTGATCTCAGGAGTCGTTCAGGTCCAGCTTCAGGTTGACGACGAGGATCACACTTACGCGGATATCACTCCGGCAGATGCTTCGAAACTGACGACGGTCGACGGAGAGGGCTCGGCTCAGATCATCTGGAAGCCAGCGGGAACGGGGCTGAAATGGGCTGTCGTCAGGATCTCGAATTCGCTGTCGGCTGACTCATGCGTCTCGACGTCGACGACAGAGCCTCCGAGTTCCTCTACCAGTTCAGACACGACAGACACGACGACGACGGAGCCTCCGAGTACGACGACAGACACGACGGAGCCTCCGTCGACGACGACGGGCACGACGGACACGACAACAACAGAGGAGAGTTCTTCGAGTTCATCGACAACGACGGGCACGACTGATGAGCCGGGAACGACTTCTTCGACGACGACTCCGGAGCCGGGAACGACTTCTTCGACGACGACGACTGAAGATCCATCGACGACAACAGACACGACGGAGCCGCCTCCCGGAACAACGACGTCGACGACAGAGGAGCCACCCGGCTCATCGTCAACGACGACTTCAACGACAGAAGAGCCCCCGTCGACGACGACGGGCACGACGGGCACGGAGACAACGGAGGTTCCTTGTCCACCGTTCGCCTGCTCGGGTGACTGTGACGTCTCCTTCGAGGTCGTGACGGACGTTCGTTGTGTCGACGGGACGATCGAAGTCGACAAGGCGACGATCTGTCTGTCGACTTCTCAGCTCGACGTCGACACGCTGGAGATTCCGTCGGGCACGACTGCGGGGGCCTGAAGATGACGACAACGAACATCGGTCCTTGCGAGTGCTGCGGTTCGAGCTCT